GCCCAGAATAGCAAGGTCTCCAACTCAAAGGTAAAGCCGTTTCCCATACTTGAGAATTTCTCGAGTTTCACCCACCTACCGTCCACCGAAGTGAACGGACTACGTAGGCTATCCAGGAGATCAAACCAAGCAGGAGGCGACAACAACTTGACCAAGTTGTATGCTACCGTGTCGGACGCACTCGTAAGGTCGATCGTCGCATAGCGCCCAGTTAGCGAACCCTCACGGGCAAGCTTTCCGTGCTCTACGTGACCGTGGTCGAGATCAATTCCGGCAAACCGGAACAATCTCGCCCTTATCTCTCGCCCTGCGGCGAGTTGATAAGCTCCATTGAGACTTGGCTCCTTGCCGCATGAGCGGTCGATAAGAGCTGTCTTGGAGACAGTGAAGTACGTGTTACCACGTACCTCCGACCCTACCAGCCCGAGCTTAACGTGTGCCTGCCCCCATTTAGTACCCAACCAGGGTACAATGAAGGGCCAGGCGCTCGGGGTCAGGGTGAGCGCAGATGAGAACTTATCAGGCACTGTGGTAAAGCCTGACCGGTCACTCTGCGTCGCGCCAGGTCCCAGCCTAGGGCTGAGTTCAGAAGGCGGTCTCGCACCTAACACTCGCCAAACCCTTTTCCGCACACGGCTGATAAAGCTATGTACGCGCTCATCGACTCGGTGTTGGAAAACACCTTGACCGACGAACGGGGCGAGGCGGGCATTGGTGCGAAAGCACTGCCGCTCTGACTCCCACCATTTGGATAGAGCCGCCTCACGGCGATTCACACCATCTAATGGGAGATCCGGACACTTGCGAAGGAACTCCGTTGCCGATGCGGCGCGGAAGTATTCATCAGGTGTCGCGTACTGACGCGGATCGCAGCGCAACTCTGCGAGTTGTCGCCACTCACCACATTCAATCAGGATTTTAACCCCAAGTGAACGTGGACACGCAAGCCCTTCCATTACAGATAGGGCTACAGCTATTGCATCATGCATAGGGCTGTGACCTCTTCCTTCCTAGACGAGTTGACTTTACTGAGCCGAGTACCCGTCCGCATTGCACGCCTTCACAAGCGCGCTAGCGAACAAATTCCCGAACTGAGCGGCGAACTCACTGGCGCTCGTGATCGGAAAGCCTTTCGGCAATTCGAAATCAACGCCAGCGGATGCCTTGTCAACCACGGAAGTCGTAGAGGTCGTCGTGTCAGTAGCGATTTGGGGGTACACGTACGTCGCACGACCGCGCCGCTTCTGCCCGTTGGGGGATTCCCTCCAGGTCAGCCGCAGTTCCGGCATGTGTGCGGGTGCAGTACCCACCGACTCGTTACGCCAGATGGCCGGGACAGTGTCCCCGGCCGAAGGCGACTTAGCTACGTAGACGACGTCAGTCGTCCCGTTGGCGGCCTTCACAGTGATGTTTGCCATTGTTGGCATATGTCATACCTCTTTAGGTAAAGTTTGCTCCAAAAGGAGAGCCTTTAAAGTTACGAAAGGGTCCTAACGACCTCTAATGCCCTTCTGCACCAGAAGCGAGATCGCATTAAGCGCTCTCGAGAATCCCATTCCGATTGAGGGACGAAGCCCCAAGCTTTGAGTAGGTAGCGAGCCCACCGTCCGCCTGAAACTGCGGCCGAACCCTGAACCTCTGTGAGTCAGACTCACAGGAGGGCTCAAGTCGTCGTCCAGCCACATAGCAAAGTCGTCGTCGATCGAGACACCATAGTGGGGGTTAACCACCCTGACGCCAGGAAAGTCTTCGAATTGAGCGAGGTACTCTTCGAGATTGAAAACCCAATTGGCCACGAATGACCAGGGAACAAGCTCGTATGCTATGCCAGGCAGGTTCGTTAAACCTAACCTGCTTGCGAGGTCCAAATCTGGACGCTCTACCTCTAAGACCGCAGCGACGTAAGCACGGACCTTGACCTTATGAGTCGAGGCGCCGTAAATACCAGAGGAGACAATATAGTCCCCTTTGACTGTCGCCGAACCGCGAGTTACTCCCCACGGAATGGGTGCATTAAGCACTTGCACGGCCTTATACATATCACCTATAAACGGCATCCAGCCGAAAGAGATCTCGAGTTGAAGGTTTGAAGCCTTCCGAGCTCTCTCCCGTACCGTCATCGGGGAAATCCCCAGGTGACGCGCAGCGTCTCCTAGTCGCATACGCCGTAAGGCAGACACGACTTTGAGAGTTTGACGAGCTCTTTGCTCTATCATCTGCGTTGTCTTCGAGGTCTCAGCAAGAGTAACTCCCAAGGAAGCTCTCTCACCTCGTTTCGCGTTAAAACGCGCCAAGGCCTTGTTTTTGGCCTCAGACTCGAGACTAGTTATGAAGGCAAGCATTGCGTCTCCCCCGCCTAGATCGGAGTAAACGAAGGGGCGCCACTTCGATTGGAAACTCTTGTTCCAACCGCTGGATGAGACCAGCGTGTTGTTTAAGAGCAACCTCACGTCGTTTGTGCCCCTTTGAACCTGATACGTCAGCGGAAGGTTGTAAGGCTTCCTCTGTCGATACCAAGAACGGCTACCGAATGAACGGATTACCGCGTTTGGCCCTTCTGGATTCGACGCCCAAGTCTCACTAAATGGTCCCGTTATAGGAGTCATGACACTTCCTTTAATAGAAAGGTTTATATCACGCTTCCCGAGAGACTTTCGCTAGACAAGGTCGTCTAGTGCTCGCG